GCCTTGGTTAATCTGTGTAGTTCCACCGCCGCTAAATTTCTGCGACGAATAACCTATATTTATTTCGCCTATTTTAGAAGACTTAGCTACTTTAGCTCCTTGAGCTATTCTTAAAGGAGCTTTATTATTTTTCATAGATCCGGCTTTAATTATTATTTTACCTTTTAAATATTCTACTAAAGAACCAGATTTTTCTTTAGCTTCTTTTACCGCTTCTTCGTCCATGGCTTTAAAAGCGCGGTTAATAGATCTAAGCTCGGCCTTATCGTAAGTTAAAACTTCACTTGCCACGCTTCGACTCCAGTATCTCTAAGGCTGTTAAAACTTCTTCGGCGGTCTGCCATTGACTCATAGGAATTTGAGTAGCTATAGCGAGTTCCACTAAAAGCCGGCTTAGGCTTCCTCGCTGATAACTTTTGGGAGTTCCTCGCCTACTACTACGTCGGCGATAGTCTCCGTCCAAGCTTCTAAAGGTTTTACAGGTTTTCCGCCGGCGTTGCGTTTCATTGAGTTATAAGCTAGAAATAGGAAATCTGTAATTCCCATTTTCTCGCCGGCTTGTTGAACCGTAAAGCCGCTTTTAGCTTCCCACTTAACGAACTCCGGTGGTTGAGCTATAAACGTCTCTTTAGTTCCGTCTGTAAATTCTATATTTATAGATAGCTTCATGCTCCCGATCCTTTCTTAAGGTTGAAGTTCTGGAGTAGTAATACAGGTAAAGACTAGAGATACCGTCTGCGCGTCTGGAGCTGTTCCACCGGCGGAAGGCTGTATCGGTTGAACTTCAAATTCGAAAACTACTCCGGTGTCGGCGGTTAAGACTACGGCTAAGCCGGTGTCTGGAGCTGAAGTAGCGGCCGTCCACAGAGCTTCGCATAATGAAGAACCGGCTCCCCAGTCGGAAAGCATTTCTACGGCGAAAGATCCTTGAGTGTCTAAAGTTTTATAAGCTTTTCCTGAAAGTGTCTGGTAAGTCTCGATCGTAGTATCTACGGTAAGAACCGCCGACGTAGCTTGGGCGGAATATTGAGCGGCGTCGATAGTAAAGCTAATATCTCTACCGGTGATTATTGTAGTAGGCATTTATTTATTTCTCCTTATGTTTGATGGTAGTAGGTGTAAACGTCTAAATCTGAGGTTAAAAAATTACCAGTTCCGACGGTAATAATTGACGGACGAGAAAAGTTTCCTATAACGTAATTAGTCGGGATCTCTTCTAAAATTTCTATCATAAGTTCTTCTAAATTATTTAAAGCTCCAGCGTTATTATTATAGGCGACTATTGCGCTTATAATTAAGTTAACTTTTACTTTAACCGTAGCTTTACCTATTAAGACATTTTCCAGATACGGCGAATTAGGTAAAATTGAACAGGCCGGCGCAATAATTGTTTCCGGCGGTGATCCGTAAACCGAAGCGGTAATATTTTCTAAAGCTGTAGCTAAAGGATCTCTTACCGTGTCTAATATAGAGCTCATTATTGAGCCATAGTCTCGACGTCAATATAGGAGCTTAAAAGTCCGATTACTCGATTTTGAAGTGATCGACCTAAAACGAAAGGTGAAGGATTTTGGTCTATAGAGCTAGTCATATTTCCCGAAGCTGTTACGCTCTGAAAAATTTCTACCGATACGACTAAAATCGCACTATGAACCGGAGCCGTGTTTTCGTATAGCTCGGCCGCGCTTGAACCGTCAAGAACGGCAACACCGGACGGAATCACGGGAATAGTCGTCGCCGTATCTTGAAGGTTGGTATCCGCACTAAAGGAGAAGGGTAAATAAGAAGAATCGTCTACCGTGTAAGTATCGTCTACGGCTCCTAAACCGGTTACTACTATATCTTGATCCTGAACGAAATTATTTCGTTTAATAGTATTAAAAGTAATAGTTCCGTCTAATATTTTATAACTAGCTATCGAATTATTATTAGAAGTTAGCATAGGTAAAATCGTTAACTCTGCCGAATCTATTATTTCTTCTAAATATACGTCCGAAAATAAAGATTCGCTAACTCCTAGAACCGTGCGTAATTCGCTCGGGGTAACTATAGGCATTAGCGAACCTTTCTCTTCGACTGGCTAACTCGGGAGCGAATTAGCCATGATTATTTAGTAATTAAGCTTTATTATTAGCGAACGCACCAGCTCCGATTTTCGTAGCTATCGCTCCATAAGAATAAACCATTACGGAAATTTGACCGGAAGCGATTACGTCGGCGCGAAGGCGATAAGAACCGCTCTCATACCAAGTGTAAGCTTCTGGATCTACGATAAGGATAGAAGCGTCGGTGTCTGTTAATTGAACTGTGTTAGCTGTAACGTATAGATCTAAACCGGCGATATTTCCACGGATAGAAGTTGGGTTAACTTGTCCACCGGTAAAGTTATTAGTTCCGGCGGCTACGTTATAAAGTGGAGCTCCATTATTATTAAGAGTCATAGCGTTAGCCCATTGACTCGTATTCATAATAATATTTCTAGCGAAACGTTGAGTTCCAGAATATACGGAAGCGGATCCACGGCTAACTATTCCCAATAACTCGGCGGCTGTTGGATAAGTAGCTACGGTAGTCGCGTCTAAAGTAGCTCCGGCGATTATTGCGGCGTTAACGGCTGTATCTTGCGCTTTAGCCATTTGTGCGGCCATGTTTGAAAGCAGCTCGTTAAAGAATAAAGGACTCGACCTGTCTAAAATTTCTGTCGAGAATTGCTGTTGGCCGGCGAACTTTGAGACACTCACCGTAATGAAGGCAGCGTTTTGGTCTGTATTACTTGGGGCTGATCCTTCTCCCGTAATTGCGACACTCGGTAATTGTGTAATTTTCGGAATTTCGAAACTCATACCGGCGTCTGGTAAAACTCCGCGAGAAATTGCGTCAATATTGGAACGAACGCCATTAGCTAGACCGTTAATTACTTCGTTTAATTGACGAGTAGGAACGAGACCGGCGTTATCTGTTGTATCGGCGGCGGCCGCTACATATTGGCGAGCGTCTTCGTCGCCCATAGTTGCGCGAATAGTATTTTCTAAATACTTTCCGGCAGAAAAGTCTAAACGTGGACGAGTAGTAAAGACCGGCTTATGCGCGGTCGAGATATTTATTTGAGAAGCTTCTACCGTTTTTTCTTCGGTTGGAGCCTCTGGCTGAACGGTAGTGTCTGGCACTTGTTCTCCTTCGGTTGGGTTGGGTGTTACTGGCTCCGAAATTTTTTCTACTTCGGAATCTTCATTAGCGGCGATTTCACTTACTCGAGCCGATTTTACGGCCGGATTAGTTACTAAAGCGACGCCGGTTAATTCTGCTTTTAATACTTTCATAGTTCCGTCGGGTAAAGTTTCGTAATCGTCCACGGATAATTCGACGGAGAAGCCTTCTCTCGCGCCTTCCATAGCCTCGACTATTGCGTCATTACCAGCGTTAGTTTTAAAAATTTTAAAGCTAGCATTTATAGCGCGAGTAGAATCTTTTTCCATACTTAAAGTTTTACCGATTCTTCTAGTTGCGTCATGCTCTAAATTTAGAAATACATCTTTAGGCTCTATAGAATTCTCTGCGAAAATAACTTTTCCAGTAGAAGCGTTAGCTAATTCTGAAAAGGCTACGATTCGGCCGCTAATAGTTCGGCTTGAATCGTCGGCGGCGGTTATCGCCATAGGCATAGTTAACTTCATAGCGTCATTTCCTCTTTTATCCTTATCTCTTCCGGAGTTAACGCTCCGACTCGGTTTAACACTTCGTAAACTTGAGCTCTTTCCATAGCTGAACCGCGTAAGTAATAATTAAGGTCGAATTTTGCCTCGGTTGAACTAGCGACGAAATCACTCATTGAGAGACGTTGCTCGATCGAAGTCATTAGCGGAATAAGAGAAAAGTTAAGGAGACTTTCCTTCGCTAAAGTGGCGTTGGAGTAGGTCATACTCGAACCCGTAGGAGAATCCGTAAAGTAAGCCGGAATTCCTAACGCGCGGCTTAATTCTGTAGCTATATGATTTCTCGCGGCCGCTAGCTGTAATTTTTCCGGATCGAAGCCGACCGATTCTAAACTTACATCACTATTTAAAAAAGCCGTCGCACGTGTTCGGCGAGCTTGAGCCCATGAATCTAAAAGTTTTGTAATTCTATCCGCCGGAAGAGAAGCTCCGTTAGATTTTAATACCATAGTAGGAAAAGGTTCGCGAGCATACATAGCGGTAGCTCTTTCAAGTTCGGCACCGGCGCGAATCGTAGAACCGGATCTTCTTAATAAGCCTTCGTCATTTCCATAGAAAACTACTAAAGAATTTATTCCGGTATTTGGAACTTCCAAATTATCTACGGTGTAATATAAAATCTCTGTCGAATTAGCATTTAAAAAGGCAGATACACGAAGCGGATTTATTCTTTCTACTTCTCGAACTCTATTGGTATCGGCGAATACGGATTTTACTTGCCAGTAGGCATAACCGTAAAAAAGTAAATCTTCGGCCGTCCAGACATAAGTCGCACTACTAGGAATTCGCGGATCTGGATCGTTTAAAACTCTAGGAGCGTCTACACGTGCTCCGGTAGTTTTATCTCTTAAAATAATTGGGATAGCCGCGATAGAAGAACAGATAATTCCGCGAGCTCTGGCTATTGTTGGAACGCTCATAGCTTGTTCACGTGTTGCGCTAAAATTAAAATTAGTAGGAATTCCGTAAAATATATCTAAGGTCGGAACGGGAGCTAACGAAGCGGCTACGTCATTATCCGGCTTCGAAGCTTGAGCTTTAAACGAAAATCTATCCAATAATCCCATAGTAGAACTTTATTAGTAACCAATAGCATTAACTAACGAAAATATCTACTTCCGTCTCTGGGCGTGTCGCGAAATGTGTAACTAACGCCGTAGCCACGGCCGCGCATACCGCCGCCTGAGAAGCCTTGCGCCCAATTATCCACCCGCCGTCTCCACGCGGTAATTTAACGGCTGATAAAATTTGAACGGTTAAAGATTTCTGGTTTAAGTGTCGAAGTCGATTTGAATTTATAGCTCCGAGAAGTTCGTCGCAAGCTTGAGGATAAACCGCGTCCATTTCAAAGATTCTAATTCCGGCCGGTTGAAGTCTGGCCGCTACCGCGCCGCTAGTCTTACGAGAAAAAGCCACGTGCTCGATTACATACTTTCGGCAATAGACGGCTAGATCATTAGCTATAGCTTTATCGTCTAGCTGTATCGTATTTTCCCAAGTGTGGAGAAGCTTTACTAGGAATCGCTCATCTCCTAATTTCTGAGCTCCTACTAATGCCGCATGGCGTCGATCCGGCGAGAGATCTATAGCTAGCCAAGTTAGCTTCTCTGGATCTAAGTCTCCTTCTTCTTCTCCGCATTATATTCAGCTATCCGCATAGACCGCGCTCTGGATAGATTGAACCCACCGGCTTAAGACTTCGGTTAAAATTGAATCTTTAGGATCGTTAAAGGTAGCTATTAAATTATCGGGGTGGATAGTGTGGCCGAGAGCCGGATTAGCGTAAGCGGCGTTTTCTAAAGTTATATCGTCGGTCGGTGAGCTCCACTCGAAATAAGCCGAGTCGTCTTTCGATCCAGCATTAGCGGCGATAGCTCTATCGCGAAGCATATTAAGAATTTTAGAGTGTTGGTCTCCGGCGGAACTAAAGCCTATAACTTGCGGATTCTTCGCGGCTAAAAGTGTGTAACGAAGTGAATTGAAACTTTCAAGATCGTTCATTTCTCGGAGCTCATCTAGGAAAACGGTCTCGGGTTTACTTACACCTCTAGCGGAAGAGCCGCCGGCCTTAATCATAAACCGGTTACCGTTTAAGAGCTGTATCTCTTCCGCGCCATGGCTCCAGTAAATCCGCTTTACTTGCTTAGCTAAAGAATTGTTAGCTTCGATCATGCTTACGATCGTTCTAAATTGTTCGAAGCTCGTAGCTAGTCGGTGAGCAGAAGCGATCTGTAAAGGCTCTTCGAATAAATAAAGACCGGCTAAAATTCTGACTAACATAACCGTAGACTTTCCGCTCTGCCGAGAGCAGACCGTAGTTACAATAGGGTGAGCCCAACGATTATCCGGACGCACCTTTAAAGCGTGTTCAAAGTAAAATTTCTGCCATGGCATTAGATCGATCTTAAGTTCTTTCGTAAAATCGATCACTTCTCCAGCTCTGGAAGGTAAATCATTAAGCGGAGTGTGAATTCTAGGCGTCGCATGCCCCATTACCGTAGCTAATTCCGGTTTAAAAACCGATCTAACCCGATCTAGTTCGATCACTACCGCGTCATGGCCGGAATCGACCGAATCGTCCTTAGTCATGACT